TTTTATTGATTTACAATCAGATTCTGAAGAGTTTGAAGTGCAGTTTTTTGCTAACCCTATTTTTTACCTTTTAAATACTGGTTAGTAATTCACCAATTCGGGCATTGAAATCAAGTACTCCAATTACACCGCGATTAGTAACCCTCAATAGCACACTAATATTAGGATTAATTAAACTTAAAGCCTCTTTAGCCCCTTCTGAAAGACCTGCTTTATTCCCTTGGCCAGCAATGCCGCGAACAACAGAAATTGATCCGGGTGTACCAACATCGGTTACTGTTGGATTTAAAAGAGCTGATGCCAATGCGGGTCGAGTACTACCCACTAATTGATTAATTAATGTGATTGGTGTCCCGGCAGAAAAAACAGGGTTAGCAAAAAACTGCACTTCAAACTCTTCAGAATCTGATTGTAAATCAATAAAATTACTAGCTATTGCATCATCTCCTGCTTTAATAATAAAATCTACAACAACATCCGTACCAAAGGCTATATCAATTACGGTACCTCGATATATTCGCCCCAATGATAATAATAACTCTTCATTATCAAAAACGCCTTGATTAGTTTGATCCGTAATTTTTCTATATGATGCTAACAAACTTGACATTATAAATACCCCTTATACATTAATTAATCTGATGTTACCTTTACAACTAATACTATGATCCACCAATGACGAAAGATTATCTTGAACAATAACACCAAATTTATCAAATGTATTACCGTTCAATCGTATAGGTGATTTAGAGTGCGCTAATACATCAAAGGTATACACCCTTAACTCAATTGATCCTGCGAACATCACTTCCTGGAAATTAGGGAATAATTGGATTACTTCCCTATTCGATTTTAAAGGCCCACCGAAATCGGCTTCTACCCCGTCAATTTCTGTAAAAAACTGTAACCCATTTGTAAGCGGCCCCGTAATGCTACCGTAATCATCTATTCCGGGATTACCTGAACTACTGATTTCAATTGCAACTTGAGAAACTAAAAATTCAGTTGTTTGTAAAGGTTGTATGAAAAACTTTACAGGTGTAGAAGAACCGTCTACCGCTGCATTACTATTAGTGCCTATTATACCGTCATCGGTCATTGCTCTAAGTAAAATACCCGCTTCACTATCTGTAACCCGGCTATACGCATTCCGTAATGAACTCATTTTGTAACTTCCTTTTAAGTGAATCCGGCCTTAAATGTTGTTGCCAGTATATAACATATCCTCGAAAACTAACATATCTTCAACAGCGTCAACCGTGGGATCTATTTGGTCATCGTGGGCATGTGTCATTAATGGCGTAAATTTTCTAAACTCTTCTTTGTAATCATGTAACCAAGGAACATTAACAGGTAAATGAATAAAACCACTAGCAAAGTATTTAACAACTGCCATCGACCTTAAAATTTTATCAGTGTTACGTTGAATACCTTCTATCGGGATCGTGTAATCTTTTTTAATTGATTGTATTAGCCCTGTTCCTGAAACCTTATCTTCAATCTTTACACACTGAGCACCAAACGGTTTGTATTGAGTCGGTTTATGTTTATTCCAAAACTCAACTAATGTACTTTCTAATTCGGGGGCTTCCCATTTACCCCTAACCTGATCAATTAAAAATACACCCATTGATTGCGAATGTGCCCAACATTGAAAAACACTGTAATCGTTATGCTCCTTTGTTTTTTGTGCAGTATCACCATAGATCCTAATCACATCAATATCAGCAGGTAACACATCATAAGTTTTAAACCATTTGGTCTTAAACATTCCCCCGCCTAATTGCGTTTCATTTTGCTGCATCTGTGTATTATAAGTATAGGGATCACCAACCTCTAAGATGCGTAATTGTTCTAACGTATGTTTAAAAGGCCATAGTGCGCCAACAGTTAAAACATCAGGTACAACGCCCATACATCTAGAGTTCAAAATCATATTGATCGCCCTCTTTAATGCATCTTAAAAGTTCATTAATATCTAATTGCATACCATGCGTATAATCTTCACTATATTTTTCATTTAAAAATTCTTCAGTAATGTTTGCAGGTAATGTTAAATGATGCCACATATCACCTGATCCGCCCCGTAATAAAAACCCGGATAGATCGCTTTCATGTATTCGCTGCATGATGTTAATCATTGGTACTGACTCAACCGCTAAACGTGAACGCATTGTGTTATTAAATCGATTGTTAATTGCATTTCTTTTTGAATCTGAAAAAGCGTCATCAGGTTTAACCGGATCATCATTAATAAATGCACCCGTAAAACCGGGCTCCATTCTTCCCGCTCTAAATCCTGTTATCTGACCTGCTGAAGGTGCTGCCATCATGCCTCCGCCAAATTCAGTAAACCAACGCTTCTTACCTTTCGTATCCATTCTAATTTTCATCGGCCAAATTTCTTGAAACTCGCCGCTTTCAATTGTGTCTTTAATTGTGCCTGAATTGAGTTTCACTAGGTCACCTGAATAAGAAGTGTGTATAAATTTAGCACGATGATTAATCGCTAACCCTCTTGCAATAAAATTTAGTACCGCCTGTTCTGTTTTTGTGTAACCAGGGCTAACATTAATTATTAATCGGTTTATATGACCGTCGATAACTGCTTGCAAAACATATTCAATAAGGTAGTGATGCCAATTTAAAATCATTCTGGTATTTTCACGCAACTTAAAAAAGTAACGCATGAATAACATACCGTCTGTTTCAAACATGTATTTTAACATTCGCCGTTCGTTATCAGACCAATCAAATTCTAGATCTTCAGCAGGTAAGGCAAGCATTACGTTTCTTTTACTATTGGATAATAAGCATTCGGCCATTCGCATGTTTCATGAGGAAAGGCTTTGTTTAGTTCTAATGGGCCAATAAAATAACGATAATTAAGGCATTCTTTTTTAGCTAACTGTTCACAATCAAAAACCCCGCACATTTCCCATTCATTATTATCTTCGTTATCAAGATGTTTACCTACTGCAAATAATTTCATTAAAACTCACCTTCATAGATTTTCAAAAATGCTTTTATTTCTGCTTTCTTTAACGGTTGTACTTCAGCTATTGCGCCGCCTTCTTTCGTTTCAATTTGTTTACGTTTGGCATGGAGATATTCAGATATTGTTTTGGCAGCACTGGTTGATTCAGATAAGGAAACTGATTGATATTTGAAATGCATCCTGATCATATCGTACATTTCAGCCCAATCATCAGCAGACGGCGCGCCATCACTGAATTCATCAATATCAATGGCTAAGGTGTATAAATCAGATTGTTTACGGGGGTCTTGACCGTTCATCACCGACTCAAGGAAGACTAACGGATCTTTGGCCTCCCCTTTGTGTATAAGGTCTCTCAGCTGTTCTATTGATAGTGTTTCAGACATATGTAATACAATTCCCCGATGAATTAGGAGAATAGTACATAAAAAAGCCCCGCTGAACAAGTCAAGCGGGGCCGAGGGGAATCTAAGCGGAGATCAACCAGGGAAGATTTTTAGGACTTAGACACCCTGAGAAAGTAATACTATATGTAAAAGGGTACATTGTAAAGCCCTCTTAATGAATGGTGTTAGCAGGTATATTATCAACGGGTTCAGCAATAATAGCATCAGCAAGCATGTTCAGTTTACTAGCAATTGTCAGTTTGTTATCGTCTTTAGAAACTGATATTGAATACCCTCTTGTGTCTTGAAAAGTGATGATCATTACATCAGATTCACCCGATTGATGCGGTTCAAAATAGATACCTTCTAATTTAATATCATGGTTACTCATTTTTCTTTCACTATTTCGTCAGGGAATTCTATATTGTATATTTCAAACCATCGGACAGCCGCTTGTTTATCAGATCCATAAGTATATAAAAATGATTTATAAACAGGTTTGTATCCTCCATCAAGCGCAACTAAAGCAACCTCATCAACGGCGTGTTTCATCCAACCGCAAACAACACCTTTTACTTGTTGTTTATTAGGAATAGAAACAAGAACCTTATCACCAAATTTAATCATTTTGATTTCTCCTTTTGTGATATTCGTTCGGCTTCAATTATTGTATCAGCAAAAGTTGAAGTATCTGCACTACCTGTTTCTAACATTTCTTCTAAATAACAATCTGCTTCAGTTGCTAACTTACGTAACATCTGTTTAAGTTCTTTGATTTGGTTTCTATCTTTTATTTGTGAACGATGCCAATCAACTACATTATGTTCAAGCTTTTTAACTCTATGGTCAGCAAACGTTAACATTTGAGTTGCTTTATCAGTACACGTTCTAGTAGTCGATTGCAAATTATTCATTAAAAATAAATGATAATCTTGTTGGTAACTCATTTTAATCTCCCTGGTTGCCAATTAGTTACGTTATAAATTTCATCCCATGTGCCCGTTAGTACTAAATCTAATTCTAGTTGCTTAGGCTCAAAATAGAAAGTACCTTTTATAGTAACCGGATGAATTACACCGGGTAATAAAATAGGGGTGAGTGAGTGAGTGAGTGAGCATTTACAATTAATAAAATCAAAAGGAATAGGTGGATAAATACGTTTATTGCTCATTTCAGTACTCAACCTCAAATGCTACGTATTCTTTAAATTCACAATATGCCGCATCATGGTCATGTTGATTAGGGTATATCATTTCACCATCATGAGGTTCACTAAACCGTACCTCAACATTATCAGGTTCTTCAGGATGTGTTGCTATCCAAATCTTTTTAGCTTTCATTTTCAACACTCCCCGATTCATCATAACCTAATTCATGAGGGCCGCCTAATATACCGCATTGTGGACAACTAAAATTATCACCTGCTTTAGGTTGAGTGCAATCAAGTAATACCGTTGATTCTGCAAATACTGAACCGTGTACTTCAGGTTGTTCTTTAAAGTAAAATAATACTGTTCCACATGCGCGATGCCAAATAGGATACATTTTATTAACTGACATTTTCAATTACTCCCCTGGTTAACTACCAAACCATTCTAAAGCATCTGATAATAAAAGTCCTCTAAAACCTACAACATTTTGTGCAAGGTTAACACGTGTTACTAATTCACTATTCACCCTTTCAGAAAACAAATGTTTACCGATTGCGTCCCTCGTATTTTCACGACACCAATTAAGATAAATTTGATACAACTCAGCTAACGTGATCACATCAGAAGGAACATTAGTTACAATAACTAACTTAACAAACTTTCTAAACGATCCGCTTCTTTGATATTTACGATAATAAGAATTCAATTTTTTTAGATCCTTTCTGTAATCACCTGTTAGATGTAAATTGTTATTAGTTATCATGACTAACACCATAATATTGATTCAAATCAATCACCCTTTCTCGTATTACCGTTCTTGTATGACAAAAGTCTTTATTAAATTTGTCTTTAGCCTTTTGTATTGTACCTTCATACTGAGAATTAAACACCCCTATAAATATAGTTTTGCTTGTGCCGTACTGATCCGAAATTTCAACTTTGCCGGTTAACAATACCATTTTCATAGTGCTGACCTTTTTAAGAAATCGGTAAATTCTTTTTCTGCTGTGCGTATTTCTTCTAATGCTTTAATGCGCAAGCGGTCATCAGCTGCTTCTAATTGCAATTTCCGTATCTCCTTTTGATGATGGCTAGTGTTATCCCTAATAACCCATTTGATAAACTCAATTTCAACAGCGATCACCATAATAGCAGCCGCCGTATACCATCCTGCTTCAATACCGACAAAGTACGATACAAAACAAATGAAGATAAACCTTAATATAAAATAAAGCATTACCAAACCTCCGCTAATAACAAAAATTTAATACGACCCCAAATAGACATATTTAACATTTCAATATATAACCTGTCAAATTCATCGCGTTCAATTCTGAGACCGTTCATTATGTCGCGTTGATTACAAACTTGATTACTCAATTCAGATAATTCTTTTGATTGAGCATTAATCGTTTCAAAAGGCTTACCTAACTGTGCTTGAACATCACGAGTCATTGCAATTTTTGTTTCAGTTCTCAATATGTCAGTACCCGGTCTCATTCCTTCAGGGGTTACATCTTCATACATTGTAAAAGTATGAACATCAGCATATTCGAGTTCCCTAGTCATTCGACGCACGATTGACATATCATCGGGGGCAATAGGGAATAAATCACCGTGGCATTCTTTAGTACATTCAATAACAGAACTACCGTTATCTTCTACTTCAATAACTTCAACTTTACTAATTAACAATATTGGTTTCTTTTTTGCATTGGTGTTAAGAAGCAATCGTAATGCTCTAGATGCTTCACCTTGCCCGTTGTCACGATCATATAATCCTGTTTGTAATTCATCACCTTTTAATTCAACTTTTAATACTCTACCTTTCAGATAATCAAAATATGTTTGACCCGAATCAAGAATTTCCTGAGCATCTTCTTTTGGCATAGGGTCAGATGATGAATAATAAATACCCATTCCCTGAGATTTTGCATTGTTAAATAATGCCGCTAATACTTCAGCTTTGTTTAAACCTTTGATATTAATTACGTTACTCATTTTCTTCATTTCCCTGGTTGTTTAATTAAATACTACCCGAAGTGTAAACTTAACCTTTTTAACTGTCAAGCAAAAGTAACTAAATTAACCCTACCATTCATCAATCCAATCAACATAAAACAAATACACTATATTTTGCGCCCCTGGCTTAACAGTAAACCCGTTATTTTGTAATACTCTTTTAAACTTCATTTTTCCCAAAGGTTCTAATACCTCATCACAATATTGTCGGTACACATCAACGAAAGGAAGCTTACAATCACCATCACCTACAAATTGGGAATTGATGTATTGCAATGCTTCTTCCATTTCTTCAGCCTCATCTGTTATAGAGAGTCTGTTTTTTGACATTAATATATTTAATCCTGTTTCAGGGTCACCTTTTCCAATCCTGGTCAAGATACTCATTTGTTTATATGTTACTGATAAGCTTTTTGTTTTAGTTGCCATTTTATTATCCTCATTTGATTTATAACTATAGTAACCTGTTTTAGTAGTAAATGTCTATAAAGTACCAAACTTAACCAGTTCGCAGCTAAAAGGGTTATTACGGTTACTGAGTAGTACTAAAAAGGTGTAACTATAACTGCTTCTATCTATACTATATAACAAAATTTTGCTGTTACTGTTACAGTTGTAACTACTACACTTGTAGTTGTAACAGCAGTTTTTACTCTATACCTATATTAAGGTACTCTAGTTTTATACCTTTTTAGTACTACTCAGTAACCCTAATAACCTATTTCAGCCTCTTTTAGTTAATTTAGTTAAGTTCTGTCCAATTTGAGCAGTTGTTAAACTTTAAAGAAGGGGTAGTAAAAATAAAAGGTTACTTTAGTTACTTTTGCTTGACAATGTTGAATAGTTTGCTATAATAGATACAAGAGTTAAGGAACGGGAAGTACTTAAACGCGGTGACGCACTGACTCATTAGAGTTCTATTACGGTCACTCAGGTTAAGATACGGTTTACATAAGAACCCGCCGCACTAGGCAACCCGATAACCGACATACAACTCGATCACCGCAAGCCAAGCATAAGAGCTTAGAGATTGAACAGAAATGAGACAATCTGCTAGATACCCAAGAGGATGGAATAGCGAGTCGGGGAGTTGTTAAAATCAACTGCAAACCCTGGCACTCTTTCTTAAATAACAATGGGTATAAAATAATGAGTTTAATTCAAAAATATTTAGATGAACAAAAATCTAAAATTAAAATCAATACACCACCCCCTCCGATCAAATTAACATACGAAGAAAAGTATTATAAAAAAGTGGAAAAGCTACCTTCAGTTCATCCCTTGCACCCATACACTGTTTATTTATCGGGGCGAACTGTTCCTAGTACTTCGGTTATAGTGTCTGCAACAAGCTGCAAAATGGCAGAATTAGCGGGTACTTATTATGCTAATTCTTTTAATAAGAGAAAGATTAAATATGATAATTGTAAAGCAATACCTTTAATACCTATTGAAAAAAATATTTATTGGGATGAGTACAATGCAGGCACAAATCCCGATTGTTTAAAACTTGCTGATTATTTAAAGGAGCAGTAAAATAATCAGGCATAAAAAAGCGGTCATAAAGACCGCTGATATAATAATTAAGTTAAGAAGGTTACTTTATGTTGTACAATTCCTTATACACTTCAAGTAAGCATGAATCGCCTGACAACTCAATTGATTCTTTAATACCTGTTCTCGGATTTATAAAAGGTTGTATAATTGTAACCTTATTGGTAAATGTATATTTTTCTTCTGGTTTACTCACTCTGGTATTCCACCTCACAATAGCTGCTTTTTGTGCTCTATCTATGTATTCATTAGAATATCGACTAAAAGAGAATTCATCAGCTAGCCTTTCTTCTATTGTCATATAGTCACTAATTTGAATACTTACCCCTGCTTTACCGCAAGTACATTCTATTTCATATTGTGTACCCGTTCCATCAGGTAACGTTGGAGTTTCCCCACAAAAAGGACAAGGTTTTAAGTTATTCATGGTACGCACTCCCCTAAACTATCAGCATCTTTTCTAGCATTATATAAATAATCCCAAGGGCCGTTTTTAGAAGGGTCTCCGTTTTTAGTTTCCACATAATACTGTACTACCCCTCTTTTAGTTTTCACTTTGGTTATACAATTTCCATTCGGTCTCACTTCTCTACCATTTTTCATTTCTATTTCTCCTATAAATTAAAATTAGCTGATTGTTTAAATATAATATTCAACGCTTCAAAGAATAAATTGATCCCGATATAACCAATAGCAAAATAAACCTGATACTTCAGCGCGGTTACAATTGCTTGCGCCCAGGTCGGTCTAGGTGGTCGGTGATGCTCTTTTCTAATACTCCATACCATAGCTGTGGTTATGAATATGTAAACTATTATGAAAGCTGTTGTGTCGTTCATGAGTGCTTCTCCTTAGCGGTTTCTATAAATTTGTGGGTTATTAATTGTATTTCTTCTTCACCACCTGGGAAATAATTTTCATAGTGATCGAGTAAATAACAAGCAAAAGATATTGCCCCTTCTTTATCTAATTTATTCTTAAGTTTTGTTACTTGACCTTTTAAAGCCGTCCTAGTTTTGTACAGTTCATTACACTGATCTAAATAATATTTTCTAGACTCTTTGAGCTGTTTATTTTCCTCGATCAATCGGTTATGTTCAGTTGCTATAGCTTCAGTCGCATCAGCAATACGGAGCATACAACCTAACTTGATTTGATTTTCGGTTAAACCTTCTCTATTAGTTCCCCAATTTTGACTACGCGATTGTTCTTTATAAGCTTTAAAGTCACTCATTGTTGTTTCTCCTGGTTAAAATTTAAAATCTATTTTTCTAGAAATTACAGCGTGTATTGTGGTTGTAGTACCCCTGTACCATTCATTAGGTGAGCTGCATGATCTATTCCATTCAGTTGGTATATAAGTTAAACCTAGTAAATCAAATGTTCTTTTTCCACTTTGAACAGCGTCTAATAATTCACGTGCCTCTTTACTTGCTTTTAAATCTTCATCTGAAAAGCTTAATACCAAATTATTCATAATTACCACTCCTCATCATCTTTTAAATCATCAAACTCATTAAGTATTAATTCAGCACC